GCCGGTATGCCGATTCGAGCCAGCTCTATAACGAGGCCTACGGCAACTTTGCCCGCTACTGGGGCAGGACGCATGAACCGGCGCAGGGCTACGAGAGGGGGTACGAGATCGTATGAGAGAGATCGAAGTGCGCGAGCTGCCGTATCTGCCGCTGGGCCATCAGGGAGAGAACGAGGCGCAGAGGATCGTCTGGCGCGGCCTTGCGGACAGCTGGGCGCGGCTGTACGGCGAGGGCGTCTTCACGCTGACGGTGCTGCGCGAGGGCGACAGCGCACCGTATCCCGCGAGCCTTAAGAGCGAGAACGGTGACGTGATCTGGACGCTGAGCAACGCCGACACTGCAAAGGCGGGCGAGGGCATGGCCGAGCTCACCTACATCGTGGGCGGCGTGATCGCCAAGAGCAGGACGTGGCGCACGGTGGTCAAACCGTCGCTGAGCGCAAACGGCACGACCGAGCCGCCCGCAGCCTATCAAAGCTGGGTTGATGAGGTCTTGCAGGCGGCGGCGGATGCGGAGACGGCGGTTTCCAAGATGCCATACGTCGACGAGACCACGGGCAACTGGTTCAAGTGGGACGCCACGGCGGGCGCTTTTGCCGACACGGGCGTTGCCGCGACCGGACCGATCGGCCCCAAGGGGGAGACCGGCAGCGGCTTCAAGGTGCTGGGCTATTACGGCACGAAGGCTGCGCTCGACGCCGCGCAGAAAGCGACCGCAGCGGCAGGCGATGCCTACGGCGTGGGCACGGCAGAGCCCTATGACATCTACATTTTCGACGGTATTACCGGCGAGTTCATCAACAACGGCCCCTTGCAGGGCGCAGACGGTGCCGCAGGTAAGGACGGCGTGACGTTCACGCCGAGTATGAGCGACGACGGCGACTTGTCGTGGACGAACGACGGCGGCAAGGCGAATCCGCAGACCGTGAACCTCAAGGGCCCGAAGGGCGACACAGGCGGCGGTCTTGGCGCATATCAGTTTTCCGTCAACGACGATGGCGACCTGATCCTGACCTACGAGGGAGACCAACCGCCGCAGTACGCCATTAGCAATGACGGCGACCTGATCCTGACCACGGCGGACGGGGACACGATCAATCTCGGGCGCGTCAAGGGCGGAAAGGGTGACCCAGGTCCGCAAGGCCCGCAGGGTAAAGAAGGCCCGCAAGGTATTCCTGGCCCGAGAGGAGAAAAGGGAGACACCGGTGTGCAAGGAATACAGGGCAAAGAAGGTCCGCAAGGCGTTCCCGGCCCGCGAGGGGAGAAGGGAGATCCCGGCATTGACGTAACCGGCGCACAGGTCGGGCAAATCGCTAAAATCACAGCGGTGGACACCGAGGGCAAGCCAACAAAGTGGGAACCAGTGGATATGCCGACGGGCGGCGAATTGAGCTGGCACTTAGTAGCCGATTTAACAGTAGCCGAAGCGGTTACCGATGTGGTAATCACTAAGGACGCAGAAGGAAATACCATTCTGCAATATAAACCCATTGCGGTTGGTATATGGGTTTACATACCGGCTGATGATACGCAAAGCAGTACTAACGGTGGCCTCTGGTTTTGGCTAAATGGGCAGAACAGCACACCGTATAGATCAATTGTAGCCTTCAATAACTGGAAGACCAAAGAATGGCGTCGCGGCGTTTTTACATTCGGAACTGAGAAAGCTGCATTCACGGCATTCTCCGGAAGCTCCCCAGATATGATGCCGCTATGGCCTAATGAGTATGGCAGCATGTTCGACAAAATTACGTTGCATGTGCATCCAACCGGCGATCATATCCCGGCCGGATCAAAGATACGCGTGCTGGTTTTGGGCAAAAAACCAACTTAAAGGGAGTGAACACATGGCATTAAAAACAGTATACAAGGACGGCCTGCTCGTCGTGTTGAATGGGCGGACGCTGATGATGGAGGAGACGGCATGAGAATTTGTGAAAACGGCATCTACCGCGACATGACCGCTGAAGAGATCGCGGAGCTGGAAAAGCTGGCGGCAGAAGCGCCCACGCCCGAACCATCGCCAGAAGACCGCATTGCGGCGCTTGAGAAAGACAACGCTGAGCTACGCGACGCGCTGGATGCGCTGTTAAGCGGGGTGACGGCATGAGTGAGCTGAGAGATCGCGTCGTCGCTTATAACAAGGAGGTCAAGGATGCACTACAGGCAGTTTACTCCGACCTTAATCAAGGGCAGAGAAAGAAACTGCTGCGTAACCCTGCCATCCGTGCAATGTTTGAGCGGTATGGCGTAGAGATTGGAGGGAACTAAATGCCACAAATCAATCTTGGCAAAGTGCGGATGACCGGTGCCGATTATGCGGTCAATGATCCAAACCAGCCGGGGTACATTGCTAACCGCCCTTGTTATTTTACAGGGAAAACTATCGAAGAAACTTTGATGGATGCGGTGTCTGTGGAAATTGGTGCTGGAAAAAACTACAGCGGAAAACCGATGAAAGCCGGAGAAACATACCGGTTGACCATTAAAGGCACTACTGTGGAACTCACTGCATTTACGGAGACAGTAGATGGCACCACTGTTACGGTAATTGGTGACAGCGTCGCGGATTTTGTTGCGGCTCAAGAAGATGGCGCCGCGCCGTTTGTGCCGAAATATGGGTATCTGCTATACGTGGTGAATACGACGGTTGCTTTTATCACTACCGATGAAACTGGGGAAATGCTAAAAGCAGCCTTTGGGCTGACAGCGGAGGAACTGGCGGCAAAGAATGTCTCCGTAACGCTGACCCACCCTGTTCCAGAGGTGGTGAAGCTGGACAAGCGCCTGCTGCCAGATGATATTGGCGCATCTCCTATCAAAATCATTGATATTGGCAGTGGCTCGTTTGACCCAAATGGAATTGATTTCACGCAATACTCCCCTGGGGACGTCATCTTAGTTGTCGGAAATATGTGAGGTGATCGTATGATTACAAGAGGGCCTTTAATGGTGGATGGGGTCTCCGTTCAGCAAGGATTTGTCTATAAAGATAACAACGGTGGTCTCCACAGCGGTCAAAACATTGTGACTATCACAGAGGACAAGACAGCTAAAGGGGCGGCACTTATTGCCGCAGTCACAGATACGCCAATTGTTTACGCGTTTGACAAGGCTGATATATCAGCGGGAGATAAGCAAGTGACCGGCACTGTAACGCCGGTGCTGGCTACGGTACATCTGTCGGTGGTTCCCGGCGAACTGACGGTGGATGCACTATTGGGCGGAGAGATCGGGCAGGCACAATCAGATGAAACGGGGGCATGGAGCTGCGACGTGCATTTAAGCGAAAACAGCATTGTATACGCATGGTTTACGCCGGAGCTGTCATACAGTGACGCATCAAGTGCTAATGTATTTATCAACAAGGAACCAGTTAAGCCAGATCCGGGAAACCCAGACCCAAAACCTGAACCAAATCCCAATCCCGACCCAGAGCAACCACGTGATTACACAATCACGACTGAGTTTGATGCTGTGCCGGGCGGCGGCTATGAGAATCCTGCAAACTTTGAGTTTAGTGCAAGTATTTCCGGGCCTGGAGACTTGGCGAATATCAAACTATACGCGTGGGATACGAGTGCCGAGAAGTATGTCTTAATGGAGTCTACTGCGTCAGGAGACAATGGTAATTATGGCTTGTCTGCGTCCTGGTCTGGTGGGCCTACATACGAAAAATTCAGAATCCAAGCTGGCACAAATGATGCAAACGGTACGTTGTCCGTCACTATTGACCGATATGAAGGCACATGTCTGTCCGGCGACACCTTAATCACACTTGCGGATGGGACGGAGCGGCAGCTGGACGAGTTGACCGGGACTGAACTGGTGTTAGGCGGCGATATGCGACCCGCCCGCATCCTGCGACTGGCGAGAGGGATGTGGTCGCCAAGCCACACGCTGTATCATTTTGATGACGAGACTATCATCGACGAAATCCACGAGCACCGTTTTTACAATGTCGATCAGGGCTTCTGGCAGAAACTCAAAAACTGGCACATTGGAGAACATGCCAAGCGACTGGATGGCGGCGCACCGGCACTGGTATCCGTTGAACCAAAAGAGGAACGGGCGGAGATGTTTGGTATCTGGGTGGAGCGCGGCTCCTATTGGGCGAACGGTCTGCTATCCGGTGATGCATCCGCAAACCGTCCCTTGCTGGCTGATGCCACCGTCGAACAGGCAATCGATATGGCCGAGTCTCTGACGGAAAAAAACCTGATGGAGATTTTAGGAGGTGGTCTGCTGTGAAAAAACTGATGTTAGTGAGCGATGAAAGCATTTTGGGCGGATGTGCCCGCAGCGGTGTCGCGGAGGTGGTGGACAGTCTGGGCAACGCCTTGACTGAGGACTATGCCGTGTCCGTTGTATGCCCGGACGGGAACGGTGTATGGGCGCAGATGGCCGCAAATCTAAGGCAGTTTTCCGATGGCGTGCGGGTTTGCCGTCTGTTCGGTGTGGACTACTATCTTTTACGTCACTGGCCAGATGGACTGGGCACGGTGGCAGAAGCAGTTGCACCGGACGTGCTCCACAATTTCGCCGCACCGGAACTGTTAACGGCATTGCCGAAGCGTCCTCCTCGGTGTGTGTACACCATCGATCAGGCGGACTTTGTGCGAGGGCGCGAGGACGCGCTCAGAAATTACGATGCAGTGACAACGGTATCCAAGGCGTATGCCAAAGAGCTGCTGGAGGGTGATGATAAGCTGGCGCAGACGCTTATGAGTATCAACTTCCGTGGCATTACCAATGGGATTCTGGCCTCCGTCTTTGCGCCAGAAAAAGGGCTTATGATTCCGGCAAAATACAGCGCCGAGGACTTTACTGGCAAGGCCATTTGCAAGGAGCGGCTATGCCGTACCTATGGAATTCCATCTGACAAGTGCATCTATCTGATGATGTGCCGTTTGGTACGGGACAAGGGTGTTGATGGCGTGTTGGACGCGGTGCATACCATCCGAGACAGCGGCGGGCTTTTACTGCTTGTCGGCAAAGGTGAAAAGCAGTATGAGGAACAACTTGCGAAGCTGACGCGCGAGGATGGCGTACTATGGGTGGATCGCTGGCCGTCTGCGGTGCAGGCGGTGCCGCTGCTGGCCGGGGCGGATTATTACCTGTCTCCATCCATTGCAGAGCCGTGCGGATTGATGCCGATGACTGCTTGTCGCTATGGTTGTATTCCAATCACAACGCTCAACGGTGGCTTGGCGGACAACATGGACGAGAAGATTGCCGTGCTGGTGCGCGATAGCGTGGCGGGAGCGGTGTCGGAGGCTGCGGCTTTGTATGCAAATCCAGATGCACTTGTAGCCAAGCGAGCGGCGTGTATGGAGAGGGATTTTAGCTGGGCAACGCGCAAGGCGGAATATTTGGAGGTGTACCGTGGAGCGGTATAGAGACATGATCGAGGTTGCACTGAAGCGCTGGTGCGAAAATGCACCGGAGCATCTGCGCAAACCGTTGGAGCTGGCCTTACTGAGCGGGGGACACCGCATCCGTCCTATCCTTACTTTGGCTTGGTGCGAGGCATCTGGAGGACGCGCGGAGGATGCCATGCCTATGGCAGTGGCCGTGGAGCTGGTACATACCATGTCCCTGATCCACGACGATCTCCCCTGCATGGACGGGGCGGTGGAGCGTAGGGGATTACCTGCGCTGCATACCGCCCACGGCGAGGCTGTCGCTGTACTTACCGGAGACATCCTGCTGTCGGCGGCGTTTGGTGTAATCGCCGGGTCCGATCTTCCACCGGAGCAAAAATCTCGTGCAGTCGCCTATTTGTCCAGCGCTGCGGCAGCTATGGCAGAGGCGCAGGCATGGGAGGCTATCGGATATTCAGCAGATTTGGATGCATTGCTCCATATCCATGCGGGCAAAGCCGGGGCACTCATGGACGCGGCCTGCGTTCTTGGTGCTATGGCAGCCGGTGCCTCCGGCAATCAGGAGAATGCAGCAGCGAGGTATGGCATGGGGCTTGGCGTGGCCTATCAGATTATGGATGATCTGCGGGACGGCGATGGAGTCTGCACCCTGCTGGAAGCGTGCGCCGCACGTGACTTGGCACGGGCGTATCTGGCAGACTGCACGGTGTCCGGTGACGATCATGCCCAGAGGATGCTCCGGAGCATTACGGAGGAGGTGGCAGCATTGTGAGGCATCTCGCCATCATTGCAGACGGAAACCGACGTTGGGCTGCGGCACAAGGACTGCCAAAAGAGGCAGGGCACGCGCAGGGGTTGAATGTTATCGAGCGCTGCTGTGAGTGGGCTATCTCGCGCGGCGTGAAGATGTTGACATTTTACTGTTTTTCCACTGAAAACTGGGGACGCGAGAGCGGCGAAGTAGATCACATCATGGATCTTGCTCGATGGTATTTTCGGGAGCGCCGTGAATGGTTTGTAACCCGTGGTATCCGCGTGCGTTTTGCGGGTCGGCGGGATCGTCTGGCGAAAGATCTCGTAGAGGACATGGAGACGATGGAAGAGGAAACCAAGCAAGGTGACGCCCTGACCCTGACGATCTGCGCAGATTACGGCGGGAGAGACGCCATCACCCGCGCTGTACAGCACGGGGCGAGAACAGAGCGAGAATTAGATGTGGCGCTGACAGGCGAAGTCCCGACACCAGACGCCATCCTCCGAACGGGTGGAGAAATGCGGCTCTCTAACTTCCTGTTGTGGCAGGCCGCCTATGCGGAATTATTCTTCTCGAGAACCTTTTTCCCAGCACTGGAAGATGCGGAGCTGGATGAGGTGCTGAATGAGTATGGGGAGAGAAAACGAAATTATGGGACATGACAGGATAACGGAGGGGGAACATGGACAACGGTAAGCATTATGACGATGCGGCAATCGCGCTGATCGAATCTCGGTGCAAAAGCAACACTCACCGAATCAACGAACTGACCGAGCATCAGGTGGCGCTTGATAGGCTCGTGACCTCGGTCGAGGTCTTGGCTACCAAGCAGGAAACCGTGGAGGGCGACGTGAAGGAGATCAAGGAGGACGTGAAGACCATGACAGGCAAGGCGGGGAAACGATGGGACAGCATCGTGGACAAGCTGCTTGCGGCGCTAGTAGGTGCGTTCATAGCGTGGCTGATCACGGGAGGCGTGGCGTGATGGATGATTTTGCTGAGGTGGCAGTTGCCATCATTGTGGTCGCTGCTTCGCTACTTGGCGCGGCTGTGGCCATTAAGGGCATCCGCGAACTATGGATGTGGTGCATGGCATGAAGAAGCTGAAAGAGCACTGGGGCAGAATGAAAAAGCGGGACAGGTACATATCCATCGCTATTTTCAGCCTGACGTGGTACACCGTCGCATCGCTCACCATGACGGCGCTCGGCGTGCCGCCGCCCGACGTGCTGACGGAACGCTGGTTCAAGGCATGGACGACGGAGCTTGTCGTTGTGGCGGGCATCAAGATTTTCAGAAAGGATGACACACTATGAATAACGAATTATTGAACAAGAGATTTGCGAACCTTTTGAGCGTAAAGTCGCTCGTGACGATTGCGCTGACGGCGACCTTCTGCGCGCTGACAGTACAGTCGAAAGTGACGCAGGAATTCAACACCGTGTACCTCATGGTCATCGCATTTTATTTCGGCACGCAGAACGCGGCGGGCAGCGCGAAGGGAGAGTGAGCGGTGTGAATATCCGCAAATATCCCGCAAACGCGGGGAACGTCGGCGGCACGCGCGCGGCGAGCGGCATCCGCTACATCGTCATCCACTACACGGGCAACGACGGCGACACGGCGATGAACAACGCCAAGTATTACGCGGGCAACGCCGTGAAGACCAGCGCGCACTACTTCGTCGATGCAAATGAGATCGTGCAGAGCGTGGACGATCTGCGCGTTGCGTGGGCGGTCGGCGGGAAGAAGTACCCGTCCTGTCCGCAGACGGGCGGCGGGACGCTGCACGGCCGCTGCCTGAACGCAAACAGCATCAGCATTGAAATCTGCGACGCGAAGAAGGACGGCGTTTACGCGCCGGACGCGCGTGCCGTGGAGCGGGCGCTTGCGCTGACGAAAGCTCTGATGAAGAAGTACAACATCCCCGCGAGCAACGTCATCCGCCACTTCGACGTGACGGGCAAGCTGTGCCCCGCGTACTGGTCCGGCAAGGAGAACGCGGGCAAGTGGGAAAAGGAATTCCACGGCAAGCTGACGGCGCCCGATTACCGCGCGCAGCTTCAGAAGCGCGCGGGGTTGACGGACGGCACGATGGATTACCTCTCGGCGTATCAGTACGGCGACGACCTCGTCCAGAAGCTCGCGACGATGAAGTAAAGCACGGGGCGGGACGACGCGAACGCTCTCCCGCCCGGGAAGAAAGGAGGGAAGGAGGGAATGCCTTCCAACTGGCTATACATCGACACGAATTTCCCGTCGTTCACACAGAAAGAGAGCGACGGTGAGAAGATCGAGACGATGCAGGACTATCTCTTCATGCTCGTTGAGCAGCTGCGCTACACGCTGAGGAACCTCGACCTGAAGAACATGAACAAGGCGGCGATGAACGGCTTTTTGCAGAATATTCGCGAACCGATCTATGCCAAGATCGAGGACACGAACAAGAACGTGAATGAGCTGAGCATCACGGCGCAAGGGCTGAGCGAGCGCATCAGCAGCGCCGAGGGGAACATCACGCAGCTGGGCGCGACGGCAGACGGGCTCGCGGCCGAGATCCGCAACGTCAAGGGAGATATTACATCACTCGGCGCACGGGCGGACGGCCTTGCGGCAGAGATCAAAAACGCCAAGGGCGACATTACCCAACTCGGCGCGAGAGCAGACGGTCTCGCCGCAGAGATCAAAAACGCCAAGGGCGACATTACCCAACTCGGCGCGAGAGCAGACGGGCTCGCCGCGCGCATCGGCGACGCCGAGGGGAACATCACGCAGCTGCAAGCGACGGCGACGGGGTTGCAGGCGAGCATTTCGAACCTGAACGGCAGCGTGACAAACCTGACGGCGGACGTGAACGGCATCCGCGCGACGGTGAGCACCAAGATCGACGCGACGCAAGCGCAGAGCATCTTCGACCAGAGCGCGACCGGCTTCACACTGGGCGCGACGAGTGGCGAGAACGGCACGATCTTCAAGCTCAATTACAACGGCGCGCAGATCGCGAGCACAGGAACGGTCGACCTGCACGTCAAGTCGGTCAACATCGATGGCACGCTGACGGCGGGCGCGCTGCGCGGCGGGAGCGTGAGCCTGCTGGCCGGAAATACCCCTGTCGGCAGCCTTGATCTGGCGTACACGGGCACGGGGCAGGTCGGCGTCGGTCTGACGGCGACCTATGGTGGCATGAAGATGCACGCAGCGGGAAATATCTTTCTTGAATCCAAGCTGGGGCCGTTTGCATTGATCGGAAAAGACGATGCCAGCGACTACCCTGTCGTCTCGCTCGGCGGCGGCTATCTGGTGCTGAGCGGCAACTACATGTTCGGCGCTTCGCCGCCGAGCCGCGCGCCGTATGGCACGGTGTTTTTCATCGAGGAGTAAGGCATGGCGAGCTTTTATTGTACGCTGTCACCGGTCGACGGAGACGGGACACAGCTTAGCGTCTACGCACGGTTTACTGGCGGCGCGTCGGATTACACGTATAAGCGCTCAATCGACATCCGCATCACGGGCGTCGGGACGTTCTCGTTCGATTCGAGCGAGGTCGGCGGTGGGACGAGCACCTTTGTCGGCACGATAACAGGGCTATCGCCGGGGACGACATACGAATGGATATGCAACATGTACTACTGGGGCGGATCGTGGATCGTCTCAGATTACAGCGATTCCGGCACGGCAACGACGTACAGCGGCGGCGGCAGCGGAGGCAGCGCGAAGGCGGTCATCAACGTCGGGACGTATTATAACCCAAACTGGAAGAGATACCGTGCGATCGTCAACATTGGGACGTATTACAACACAAATTGGCTATCGGTTCGACCGGTCAACAATTACGGGAGCTATTCGCAACCCAATTGGAGGTAAAGAGCATGAATGAAAAGATCAAGCAGGAAGCGGCGCACGCGATGCGCCTGATCGGCATTTTGAACGTCAACGGCGATGCCGTCGATGTGGTGGCAGCGGTGCGACAGTCGCTTCGCAATATCGCGACGATCTGCGACGCGGCGGAGGAGCCGACGCAGGGCGACACGCAGGACAAGCAGGCGGCGGAGCCGGAAAAGGCCGGTGAGGCCAAATGAAGCTGCCGGAGGTCCCGTATGCCGACGGCATCGGCAAGCGCGGGCAGCTGCAATTCTACGGCCTTGACCACAATCTGGGCGCCGGAGACGGCGGGCTGTGGGACATGCAAAACCTGACGAGCGACTACTATCCCGTGCTTTCGACGCGCGTAAAGCGCAAAATTTACAAGAATCTTGTAAATCCAGGCGGGCTTTTCGCGTGGGATGCGCTCGCGTGGGCGGAGGGCACGGCCTTCTACTACGGCGGCGCGAAAAAAGGCGACGTGACGGCGGGCGAGAAGCGCTTCGCCGCCATCGGGGCCTATATCATCATCCTGCCGGACAAGAAGTACTACAACACGGTATCGGGCGAGTTCGGCAGCCTTGAGAGCACGTGGAGCGGCGCCAGCTTAACGTTTACGAACGGCAAGCTCTATGAAGAGGCCGCGGAGGCGAACACCATTCAGGCAAGCGGCGTCGCATGGAGCGACTACTTCAAGGCGGGCGACGCGGTGACGATCTCTGGCTGCACGAAGCACACGGAGAACAACAAAACGCCAGTGATCCGCGAGATCGACGGCGACAAGATGTATTTCTATGAAAACGTCTTCAAGCTGGACGGTGACAACAGCACGACAGAGTACACGGAGACGGGAAACTTGACGGTTCGGCGCACGGTGCCGGACTTAGAATACCTGTGTGAGAACGAAAACCGGCTGTGGGGCTGCGACGGCCGGACGATCTACGCAAGCAAGCTCAGCGATCCCTTCAACTGGAACGTGTTCGAGGGCCTTGAGACCGACAGCTACGCCGTGGACACGGGCAGCGCGGGCGACTTTACGGGGTGCGTGAGTTTCCTCGGCTATCCGGTGTTCTTTAAGGAGGACCACATCTACAAGGTGTACGGCAGCATTCCGTCCAACTTTGAGGTGATGGGCTCGGCCACGCTGGGCGTTGCCAAGGGCTGCGGCGGGAGCCTCGCCATCGCGGGCGAGCGGCTGCTGTACCTCTCGTCCTCGGGCGTGATGATCTACTCGGGCGGCATCCCGCAGAGCCTGCACGACGCCTTCGGGCAGACGCGACTCAAGAACGGGCACGCGGGGAGCGATGGCCTCAAGTATTATCTGAGTGCACAGGACGAGGCGGGGGACTGGAAGCTCTACGTCTACGACACGCGCAAGGGCATGTGGCACGTCGAGGACAAGACGCACGCGACGCACTTCTGCCGCTATCAAGGGAATACCTATTTCCTGACGGCGGAGGGCGAGATCACGCTGACGGGCAACATTCTCGACGCGCCGGAGGGCTGCACGGACGAGGAAGACTTCACGTGGTTCGCCGAGACGGGCGACTTCACGGAAAAGGGCTCGAGCCAAAGTACGAGCTACGACGGCGTAAAGAAGAGCATCGCCAAGCTGTGGGTGCGCATCGAGGTCGCGGCGGGGGCCGAAGCAAAGGTGCTGATGCAGTTTGATTCCGACGGGAAGTGGGTGCAGGCCGGGCAAACGCTGAAACCGGAACGAAAGCGCAGCTATTCCCTGCCCATCGTGCCGCGGCGCGCGGATCATTACCGTATCCGCATCGAGGGCAAGGGCGAGTGCCGCGTCTATTCGATGAACCGCGAGTATTACGCGGGCAGCGAGCTCAAGAGCACGCGCGGCCCACAGTAAAAATTCAAGCAGAGAGGAGAAGAAAATGGCGTATACATACGATGACTTTCAAAAGGCGGCGAGCGGCAGCAATGTGAATTTTTCGCAGTACGATCTCGACCTTGCGAAAAAGTACCCTGAGTTCGGCATGAGCGTGCTCGACCTCAAGAAGCAGTACGCGGGCGCGACGACGGCGGAGCAGCGCGCACTCATCAACGCCAAGGCGAACCAGCTGCGCAGCAGCTACGGCAACTACACTGCCGGCGCGGATGGCAGCCAGTACGTGAGCGACGGCAAGTACGCGCCGAAGATCGACGAGACGCTCGACAAGATCGGCTC